AGGTCATCGCGAGCAGAGCGGTATCCCACCATTGCGCCGGCATTGTTGGCGATGATCGTCTCGGTGCGCGCAATCATCATGGCTCTATCGTGGCTGAACGCCGTGCTCTCCTCGATCTCTTGCGCAAGGTCGTTCAGATCCGTGCCCTCTACCATCGCGTTATTGATGAGCGAGTTCAGAATCGTCCGAGTGGTATCTGAGATCGCCCATTCCGCATCGGGGTTCTCGACAAGGACGCCATCCACCCACTTCATGCCGACAAGCTCGGCGGCCCTTTCCTCTGCGTAGGCTTCGGCGCGTTCGTTTACCTGGTCTACCAATTCGCTCGGCGCATTGGGGCCGATCTGCGCCATGGTTCGCTTGCTGGATGCGCCAGCTACCTTCTTCAGCTGCGTAGCTGTTACGCCAGTAGCAAGGGCATTCAAGGCCGAGAGGTCTACGGTTACGCTCTCGTTCAGGTTGGCTTTGCCGGCCTTGCCCAGCTTGCCGGCAAGCTGTGTTACGATTTGCTTGGCGACCTTGGGCGCCATCTTTTTGAACACTTGAGCGACCTGTTCGACAATAGCCTTCTCGGCTGTCTTTACTTCCTCGGCCTGGTGGTCAACCGGGTCGTGATAGCGCATGCGCGCCTTGCTGATCTTGTGCGAGGGCGTACCCCGATCTGCGTGCGGCAAGCCTTCGCTCCATTTGAAGTCCCCAGTATTCCAACGGAAGTGCTCTCGCGCGATCATGGCCGTTTGCCTAAGTAAGTCATTTGCACCAAACCAATCTTTTGATTGACCTTATCGATACGAAAACTAGCACCTCGTCCTATAATAACCTCTTGGGCAAACTTCTCTGCCGCGGGATCACCCATACCTGACACGTAAATAGCCGCACTCCCTTTAGGGACCGTAACCACTGCTACTGGGCTCACACTTTCGCCATCCGTCGAGAACCAAGCGGCGGTCTTAGCGCTGGCCGACGTCGACACAAAGCCCTCATCAGTTATGACTTTGCCGACCAACGTTTTATAGTCGGGGCTCTGCAAGCTCTTGGCAAGATCGGAATCGGCGCCGAAAGCGCGGAACGTCTGAATAGCCACAGGAGTCTCCGCCTTGCCAAAAGCAGAGTCCATCACCGAGATATCAGCCGCCATCGCTCCGTCTACTGCACCTTCACGAAGCTGAGTATTCATTTCGTAACTAACGGAGCCCTCTTGATACGCAGCAACGGCGTCTTTTTCATCGTCAGTCAACGGCGCTTTGAACCCATCAGCCGAGAACGTATCCAAGACTTTCTGCGGGGTGGTCTCGCCAATTTGGGTCAACCATGACTGAAGACGATCACTCTGTTCCGAAGACAACGCACCCGATTCCCATCGTCCGTGATCGTCTCTCGGCTGATCAGGGTTGTAGGCCTTATGCGTAGGCGTCCCTCGATGCGCATGCGGAAGCGCAAGGCCGAACCGCTTATCGAGGGCGGTCGTAAGGCTATCCACATACTCACCGAGGGACTTGTCGAACTCGGCCTGGACCTCTTTGGGCACGCCCATCGCTTTACCTCAATTGTATTTGTAGCTGCCCTTATAGGCCGCGGCAGCCTCGTCGGACTTCCAGCCGATCCGGCTATGGAACCCATCGAACAGATAGACGTCGGCCACCCGCTTGTCCGGGTTGATGATCATGGTCAGCGTCTTGCCTTTGATCTCGGCCCCAAGACGGGACGAGAATTCTTTGACCGCGGCTTCCTTGCGGTCGATGATGGCGGCCTGCTTGGCCTCATTCCAAGCCCGCTTGTCGCTGGCGCTGGCTTGCTTCAGCCACGCTGTTTCCTTGGGGCCGGGCTGGCCGATGGTAGCCCGCCATTGCTGCGCGCCAGGGCCGTTCGAGACCATTCCTGTTTTGACCTCGATCAATTCGTGATCGCCGACAGCATCGACCGGGAAGTTTGACCTTTCCGTATTCAGCGGCTTGGCATCGGTCATCCCGGTCGATTGCAGATACGCCAAGGCCACCTTTTCACCCAAGGCGCCGGCCGCCTGCTTGGACAGGGTAGCCTCGGTCTCGACTTGCTTGCCCTCAAAGGCTCGCTCGTCGCTCTTGGTCAGCTTGACGCCCGGATCGTGCTGGCCCCCGCTGCCGCCGCCTTCGCCAAAACGTCCCCGCTCGTCACGAGGCTGCGAGCCGTCGGTATCGCGCTTCTCAGTAGCCGGCCCACGTCGGTATACGAAAGGGCGGTCGACGACTTTGCCTACCCCCTCTTCCTTGAGGCCATCGGACCAATTCGACTTGAACTCTTTGAAGCGCTCGGGGCCAAGATGGATCGGCCCGTCGTAGGGCTCCACCTTGTCCAGGTCCGGCGGCGCCCCGCTGTAGCTGATCGTGACATGCGGGATGTAGCTGTCGTAGTCCGAAGTCACGCCCAACGACTGTAGCTCATCCCAGCGCAGTTCCAGGCGCTTGGAGCGGAACTTGAGCACGCATGCCTGGTCGCCATTCTCGGTCGGCTGGCCGAGATACTCTACCGACCGCTCATAGCCGCGAGCCGTTATATTACTAACGTGGTCCGGGATGCCTTCCCAGTCCACAGGGGTCTTGCAGCACACAATCGTTACGTGCAGATCCGAGGCCGGCAGCGTCGAGGTAAAGCCCTGGCTCTTGGCCCACTCGACGATATCGTCCGCGTTCGTCACGGGCCGCTTGATCAGGAGCGGCAAGGCCCCGCCCTTGGCCACCTTGTCGGCATCCTTCGCCGGCTTGTCTTTGCCGGCGCCGCCGTCGACTGGTGCGTTCCCAGCGGCATCCCCCTCGCCGCCCTTGCCATCCTGCCCGGGCTTATCCTTGGCCCCTGGTGCGCCCGGCAACGCGCCCGGCGCCATGGGGGGCGGTGGCGGCGGCGGGTCCGCGGCGATCGAAACCGGGATCGGCTGCGTGCCCATGTAGACCATAGCCACATCGCCACCATCAACCTTATCGCGGCCCAGTTCCTCGCGGGCCTCATTGATGGTCATCGTCCCGTTACGGATCTGCTTGTCCAGCAACCCAATATGGACCTCGGGGTCCTGCTCTTCGTTCTGGACATAGCCGAATTCGAGATCATCCTGGCCGAGGCGCGACAGACAGGTGTCCATCAGCAGCTTGACCCAGCGCATGAACGGGGCAAGGCCCTCGGCCTCGGCGGTTTCCTTGGCCGTCTGTGCGGTCGCTCGGTTCATCTGCTTGACAAATGCCGTCGGCGGCTGATTGAACGCGTAGCAAGCGATGCGTACCAGCCATTCGTCGAACTCATCCTTAAGATGTACTTCGCGCGTCGGCATGATCTTGGCTTCGCCGGGCACAAACTTGGCGCGCCGACGCTCAGCCGTGTTCCCGGCATTGATCGAGTCCCAGAACTTTTGGTAGGCGATGATCTGCTCAGGCGTCCATTCCTTGGGCGTCCCAATCAATGAGTCCGGGATGTTGCCTTCAGTATAGTACTCGAGTTGGCTCGCCTGCCGGCGAAGGGCGATGTTGACCAGAATGATGATCTGTTGTACCGGCGACATGCCGTAGACCTTGTGCGGCCTTGGGTTCCGCGGCATGTAGATGAGTTCGTCGGTCGTATAGTTCCACGCCGGCAAGCCTTTGATTTTCTGTTGATAGGCCGGCGTAGGCGGCATCGGCGTACGGCCATCCACGCCCAGCAAGCGCTTGACCGTCTTTCCCGCGACGACCTCAAAGCGCCACGCCAGCGGATTGTCGATATTCATGTACAGCGTGGGCGCGTCGAACACCAACAGATCCTCAAGCAAGAGGCGCAGCCAGACCGAAAAGGGCTGGTAGCCGTCCGGCTTCTCGAAAAACCGGAGCGATTGCTCGATGCGCCGGTTCATGTCGGCATCCGCGGTCACCACATCCGCGCCCGCACGGCGCTTGGGCCGGATAGTCCACTCGAGTGCCTCAAGCTGGTCTTTGCGTGTCTCGATCAGAAGACGCGTGACATCGTGATATTCCGCCAGCGCCTCCAGATCATCGAAGCTAATCGAAAAATCGACAGCTTTCGTCTCAAGGTTCGTATTGGTATAGACCGGATAGTCGAACTGCCGGCCCTCTTCCTTGGGCGGCCCCATCGGCGCAATAGGCGAGCCAGGACCGAAGAAGCTGATACCGTCGCCATCGATGAAGCGCCCGGTCGCCATATACTGCGCCGCACGCACAAATCGACCGATCAACCCCGGCTTCCCTCGGGCGTTGTCCTGAACACTCATGGGCTTGTCCTTTTAATCTAAGTAGTCGGCGGCGCCGCTGTTGCGGCAGGCGTGGACATATGCGTTGGCGTTACCACAACCGGCAACGCAGTAGCTGCCGGCGGCGCCGCCACAATAACCACCGGCGCTGGCGGCAGCGGCAAGGCAGCGGGCACTACCGCCGTATCTACCCGAGTAGAAATGCGCTCGATCCGTTGCGCTGTTCGTTCGCCATCTACATGAATACGAGCGATTTCACCAATCAGGTGCACATTCTTAGCCTCAAGCGCGGCCGTAATCACCTGCAATTCTCCATGGCGTTTTTCGCAAGTCAGCCATCGGTCAGTTTGCTCGGCCACCTGCGCCTGAAGGCCGGACATAATCTTCATTAGGTCCGATCGCAAAGTACTCTCAGCCTGAGCCAGCGTTTTACTGGTCTCGGTCTTAGCTTTCTGTATTTCGGCCGTGGTGTCTAGCTTATCCTTTCGCGCCGAAGAGGCAAATGTATGACGCACCGTCAAGAGCGTTGTGATGGCGCCTACAAGGGAGCCGATCACTGTTCCGGCCGCCGTCCAGTCAACATCTAGCACGATATGCGTCATGATCTCCTTATTCCCCCCGCTCTGCGTTCGCGTAGACTTCCATCAACCTCCTGACCAGATCAAATCGTAAGATGAGTTCTAAGCAAGTGCCGACGCTGAATACTGCGCAGGCGCCCTTTATACCAAGATCGATGTAATACCACGGTGACCACATCAGCACCGCCCCGAACAGATGAGTTAGGCCGCAGAAAAGTATGAACAGCCCAAACATCCAAAACAGAGACGAGATAGGGAAACGCCGCATGCCTACCGTAGCGCCAAACAGTACCGAGGAGATGCCAACGTACGATAAGAATATCGCCATATCGAAGATGACATTTCCCCAAACCAAAAAGGGTACTCCAGCAAGGCAGTAGTAATGAGGCGAGAAGAGAACACCCATAACCAACCTCACTTGCTACAAATACCATCCTAATGGTTCCCTTTGCTCAAGATGCCGAGGTTGCGAGACTGAAGCCCTTGGTTTTCCTGAGGTGGTCCCAAAGCTTGGGATCGACGACAAAAGACCCATTCTCGTCGCAAAACAAGGGACGGCCTTTTAGATCGTAGATCACATTCACGTTATCCGGACCTCGTATTAGTACGCCCCCATTTTCCAAGGTCGGCAACGCGGCATCTTTGGTAGCTTCTTCTTTCCGCGCCTCAATCGCCTCAGCCTGCATTTGCATGTAGTCGATCAGGCCCGAATACGAATTGAAGAACGCATTGAACGCGCGGCTTGTAGCATCTGCATCGTCGTCAAGATCCGGGAACGCCTCAAGGGCAGTAAACCACGCTTCGTTCCAGTCTCCGCGAACCACCTTAATGAAGCCATGCTCTGCCTGCGAAGAAAACGGCGCAAAGCGCTTTACCTTATCGCCCGTCTCGGGGCTAGTCTTGATTGCATAACCGGCAAGCTCTTGCACATAGTAGCTCGCCTGAAACTTTCCAGCCTGCCCGGGGTCCTGAGGCAGGTTGATTTCTACTTGGGTACCATCCTGGCTCGCCGTATTGCGGATGAGAGTATCGACCTTATGCGGCGATCCCTGCAGCCGATTGCTATGCGCTACGTAGAACCCTTTCGTCTTGACGCTGCGCCCCATCTTGACGCTGACTGTCCAATCCGGCTTATTCGTCTGGGTCTTTTCCGTGCTGGCCAAGTCCCACCCGCGCTTCCAATTAACATCGGCCGGCACATCCTCGGGTTCGATAACCTCGCACCATGCGCGATGGAAGTAGAGACCCGGCGCCGGACGGATCTTCCAATTGCCGTCAAGCAAGCGTTGGCGCGAAACAGTATCCAGCGCCATGAGCGACGAAAGATATTCCGGGTTCTTGTTCAGCAGCGCCGGATTGTCGTAAATCTTGGCTGGAATAAACGTCACCGACTTGGGCCGGTAATCGATCGGCGTACCATCCGGCATATGCGAGGGCAAGCCCAATAGCTCGGGTTTGAGATCGTCGGGGTCGTCGCCCCATACGATCTTGTCGCCATTCCGAACGAACCAACGCAAAACGCCGGCGCGCTCCGGGATGGGGAAGCCGGTATCCTCATCGATCCACCACGAGATAAACTCGGCTACCCAGCTGTCGGCGTCCGGATTGCACGTCGCTCTGATATAGGGCTTGACCGAACCCGTCGATCGATTGCGCGACATCAGATAGAAGAATTGGTACTGCGTAAACGTCGTCAACTCATCAAACAAGATCAAGGGCACCTGCGATCCGTGCCAAGTCAGCACCGTCTTGTCGTGCTCTAGGTGGTGCATCTCGACGCGACCGCCGCCCGTAAAGCTCCATTTGAGATCGCCCGAGACCGGCACCGCCGTCTTGATCTGCCCATAAAGCTCCAGCGATTGGTCCCACAAGGACCCCGGCTTGGTTATCTCAGGGCGCACTCGCCGGAAGATGACCGCAAAGAACCCCGGCTTTTTGACGACATAATGCAGAGGCTCAAGGAGCAGGCCCCAAGATTTACCCGTGCCGGCGGCGCCGCCATAGATGGCGATATCTGCTTGGCTTGAAAGGAACGCGTGTTGCGGCCCTGGCTGCGGCCCGATCGTTATTTTATCGTTAACGATCGTAGCCTCGACAGCTTCCGAAGCCGGGGCGGCCTTCTCGCGAACGCGCCGGCTCATGC